GGTTTCCGCCACGCGCCCCCAAATCGCGCTCATGCAATCCAGTTGGATTAGTACAGTTGACAGATTCACCAGAATTCATTAGAATCGCTAATTCATGGACACCGCCCACCCCGCTTTCCAGCAGCCGGCCCCGGAGTTTCAAGACCCGCCCGAGGATGTGCTCATCGAGCGAATCGCGCAGCGGTGGAAGGCGCGGCGGAACCTCGGGCAAGCGGAGGCACTGAAGATCGTACAAGAGGAAGGTCGCCGAATGCTGGACGAGCACCCGGACCAGGGCGGAGCGGGAGCGGAGAAGGTGGTTCACCTCCTGGCGTACATCGTCGATTCATCCACGCCCCTAGCCGAACTCGACGTTGTCGCCTACTGCTACGGTTTGCTCGGCCGCGGCGAGGAATCAATGGATGTCATCGCCAAACGCCACACCATCAGCCGGCAGGCGTTTTCGATTAAGGTGCAGCGCGCACAGGTGAAGTTCGGCATTCAACCCCGCGGAGGAATGCGCCCTGTGGCACAGCGGAAGATTTACGAGGCAGTCCACCGGGCCAAGTGGAATGAAATCAACCAGGACGCACCGAAGCGAACCGCATGACCCCAACCATACTCATCGCTGAACTCTTAGCAGACTCAAATCCAACCGCCCAACTTTGGGCGACGGCTGTGGCGCTCGGTCTCGCTAATAATGATTTTGAAGTCGTATCACTCCCACTCGGAATGACCCGCCAAGCATTCCACAAACGAGTTGAAAGAGCCCGCCGCGTCCTAGCAGACTACACCAATGAACACACAACTGACTTTAGCCATCCCGTCTTTCGACGAGTGGCAACCCGAGCAACTGACTGAGTACGCAGCCGGCGCCCTCGACATCATGCGCAGTGAGGCGCAGACGGCCGCGGAGATTACGCAACAGGCCGCAGAGCGAGCGTGGCTGATTGGGAAGGCGTGCGTCCTACTCAAGACGAAGATGAACGCGGACGAATGGGAGGAGTACGCGAAGACCCACATCGGCGGCGGCGATTACACCCCTGTCTGGCGTTCGATGCGGTTCTACCGGATGTCGCCAACGAAACCACCCGGCAGAGCGGCGGCGCAGTTTAAGCAGCTGCAAATCATGTTCGGTGGCGAGCCGATTCCGAAGGACACCCCACGGAAGCCGGGTGCGCAAAAGCTAGTGAACTTCAAGGCCTGCACCAGCGGCATTCAGAGGTGGTGGCGGAGCGGCGACGCAATCGAGGGGTTGGACGCCGAGACGCTGAAAGAAATCGCCGAAGACCTCGCGCCCATCGTGGCGATTGCGCAGGCGGTGAACGTGGCACTTACCAACGCGCAATCATGAGCCCGCCCCGCCACCTTCAAACCATGGACATCAACCGGGAGACGCCGGCCACCCCGGCCCCGCCCCGAACGACTTGCCCTGAGTGCGGTAGTGAACGCTACAACGACCCGCTCTGTGATGCGTGCGAGGAGGAGGAGCGGGAACACAGAGAGATGGAGGATTTGCAAACCACTGATTTGCGATACTCCCCATGACCAAAGCCGACAAACTCGCCGCCGTCCTGCGCAAAGTGAACTTATGACCGACACCGAACGCCTCGCCAAGATTCTGGCAAAGATGAAGCGCGGCAAACCACTGACCGCGGCAGAGCAGGCATTCGCCGACACAGCACAGAGACCGCCCGAATACTACGCCACACTCCAAGACATAGCCGACCAATACGGTGTGAGCGTAGATGCGTTGCGCCGATGGAAGAAAGTGTCGCCGGATGCGTTCAAGGCAGGGCCGAACGGTTACAGCGCCGACCGCATAGCAGACGCAAGAAAAGCCTTCATCGCTCAAGGTTCAAAGGTGAGGTTGTGTAAGGGTGACGAGATGCCATCAAGCGGAACCGCTTCCGATAATCTACCGCTGAGCCCGGCATCCACATGGGACGAGATTAAGAAGTACAAGGGGAGGCTAGAATGCCAGAAGTTGGCCACGCAGTGCGACCAACAGAATAAACTCCTAGTGCGTCGCGAGTTGGTTATTCGTGGATACAAAACAGTCTGTTATGCGGTGCGAGATGCGTTCGGCCGCGTCGCGAAAGAAACAGGTCCGCGTGTATCAGGCCAGCCGTCAACCGAAGCAACGGAGATTATCGACGAGCGTATCAACGCTGTTCTAAACAAGATGGAGACCACTGACTTTGAGCAGTTCGAGCGGTTTATCGACAACGAAGAAGGCGCGCCAGTGAAAGCAACCCGCCTACCTGCGGCCAGGATCACAAATGGGCGCGAAAAAGCCTCCTGATGTCGAATCTACTCTATGACGTAGCCAGAGAAGCCCTTGTCCCGCCTGAAAGACTGGCAGTTGATGAGTGGTTGAGGCAAAACGTCGTTTTGGAGGACAGAACCGCATTCCCTGGCCCGTTGGATGTCCGCAACTCACCATGGTTGCTTCGGCCGTTCCAAGACCTCACAGACCATTCAATCCGGGAAATCATCCTGACGTGTAGCGTTCAGAGCGGAAAAACCATCTTCTTGGAGGGTGGAATGCTGTATTGGATTGCCCAAATCGGCGGCGACCTCGCGCTTTACCTTCAAACTGACGAATCAGCCACCCGATTCCTTCATAAGCGATTCAAGCTGAAAATCCTCAAGTGTGACGCTGTGTGCCGGCTTCTTTCAAACGGAAAACGCAGCATCCAAAAGCACACAATCGACTTCGCCCACATGACGCAATACGTCTTGGGTGCTGAAAACGAGGACAACGTGCAGTCACTTTCAGTGAAATCGGTATGGGGTGACGAATCAGCCTACTGGAAGAAGGGCCGCATCGGCGAATCACGCAAACGGACAACAGCATTTGACCGCAACGGCTCGAAACGCACGTACATCGGGACGCCAAAGGACGCAGAAGGCGAATATTTTGACTCCTACAATGCCGGCACTCTCTCCCAATGGCAGATAAAATGCCCTGCGTGCAACCACCAGCACCAAATGCGGTGGGCCAATATCAAATGGGACGCGCAAAAGGCACTATTGGACAACGGTTGGCACAATCCGGCGATTATTCGGGCCACAACCCGCTATGTGTGCCCAGAATGCACCACCGAGTTTCACGACGAGCCGATCACGCGCCAGAAAATGGCCGAATCAGGCGTTTACGTGGATCTCAACCCGGCGCCAGACCCGCGGGTGAGAAGCTACCACTGGAACAGCCTCACGGTTCCATGGATTGAGTGGGGTGACCTCGCGGTGGAGTTCGCGATGGCAACTTCAGCCAAAAAGCTGGGCGATTTAGGTCCGTTGCGTGAGTTCATCACGAAAAAACTGGCGGAATTTTGGGACCCGAGGCTTTATGAGACGGAATCAGTCAAAATTTCCGGTGGTTTTTGCATGTTGGAGCCTTGGGAGGACGAGCATGTTCGATTCCTGACCGTGGACAAGCAGAAGGACTATTACCGTCTCGTTGTGCGTCTTTGGGCTAAAAACGGTGCTTCCAGGCTGTTTTACGCCGGCCAGTGCGACACTTGGGGCCAGATTCGGGAGTTCCAGGAGTTGCACAACATCAAGAATGGACATGTGATGGTAGACTGCGGGTATAATCAAAATGAGGTTGCCCGCGAATGTGCAAAATTTGGATGGTGGCCAGTCCATGGCGACGGTGCCGCCTCCTATAGTTGGCACCGTCGCCAGCGCGGTTCGGATAAAGTGGTGGCAATCCGTCGCCCATACATTCAGCGCACAATCGATACAGGCCAAGGGCTTCACCGAGACGAAAGAATCAAGCTACTTAAAGAGCTTGGAGGCCGTTCAAGGGAGGTTAAGTCGCTCCTCTGGTCATCTGACTACATGAAGTTCATTCTTTTCCAGTTGAGAGGGGGCCGCGGGGCTGAATGGTTGGTGGCTAGTGATGCGCCGGCTTTCTACATGAGCGAAATTCAGAACGAAATTCTTGGGAAGCACGAAAACAAGCAAACCGGAAAAATCCGCCATTTTCCCAAGAAAATCGGCCCAAATCACAGCTTCGATTGCGAAGCCATGCAGATTTTGGCGGCATACATCTCTAAACTCCTTGGCCAGCGCGAGGACGACGACGCCGAAGAAGGCGAGGCGGGTTTAGTGCCTGTCAACTAATTGACAGCGCCGCCCAATCGTGGGCGTCTTTCGATATATGAACCTCGCGCAGTGCGAGGAATGGTTTGCGGCGTACACCGCGGACATGCTGGCATCTGCCGGCGCCGGGGCGGTTATCAGCATCAGCGGAGGAGGTGAGAGCGAAACGCGGTCAGACATCGGCCAGCGTGCTCGGCGTGCTGATGCCAAGGCGTGTATGCGCCGGATGCGGCAACTCGACCCGAACAAGTATCCAGCGATCCCAACCAGCCAAGCCCCCGACTTCAGCGCCGTTCTCCTATGAATTTTCTCGACCGCATCGTCGCCGCCTATGACCCACGCGCCGCGGTGGAACGTGCTCGGGCTCGGGCAGTTTTACAGCGAGTCGGATTCATGCGCGAGGGGGCAAGGATTGGAACGAACCGGGCTCCGACACAGCAGGCCCTCGACCATCCGGATTCCGGCAGCAACCACGCGGACCGGCTCCAAATCATGCGGGAGGCACGTGGACTTGAGGAAAACTGCGGCGTTACCAAGTCGATTCTCCGCAAATTCCGCACGCACGCGGTTGGCCGGCTTCAGTACATCGCGAGGACCAGCGACGAGAAAACGAACAAGATCATCAACGAATACGTGGAACGGTGGATGAAACACGCCGATTTCACCGGCCGACACCATTTCCGCACCCTGGCCGGCCTGGGAGTCACCTCAATGAAGCGGGACGGGGACGTTGGATTCATCGTGTCTGAAGTGGAGCGCACACCACTAGAACAAGCTCTCAAGATTTCACCGATTCGATTGCAATCCATTGAGGCTGACCGAATCGGCGCGACCATCTCGTCATTCTACGGCAACCAGTCAAAGCCGTTTCGCAAGCTCGCCAAGAGCGAACAGGACTTTTCCGGCGTCATCGTGGACCCGAAGGGCCGGCCGAAGCGATACCGCATTTGCAACCGGCAACCGCTCGGATCGGCCATGATTCCGGCGATTGAGGTGGAAGCGTCGAACTTCATCCACCTTTTCGACCCTACTCGGCTCGACAGCTACCGGGGATTCTCAGCATTCGACGCAGCCATCAACGACATCAAGGACGCGGCCGAACTGCTCGGAATGGAGAAAATCGCGCTCAAGTACCTCTGTTCACGCTCCGGATTGGTGAAAAACGCGACAGGGGAGGCGCCCGATGACGTTCTGCTCGACACAGAGCACGTCGATTACAACGCGGACGCATCACGCCTCAAAACCGTCAAACCGGGCGCGATTGAGTACCTTCAGGAAGGCGAGGACTTCGTGCCGCTCAACTTTGACCGGCCATCCAACACATTCGCCGGCTTCATCGAGACGCTGATGCGCCGAACCGGGCTCAGTCTAAACCTCCCGTTTGGTTTCGTGTACTCCTGGGCCAGCCAAGGCACCGCTGTCCGGATGGAGGCAGCGCAGGCCACCCGCGAGATTGAGCAGACACAGCTTGTTTGGGAGGAACGCATGGGTGACCCGCTCGTCGCTCGCGTCATCGCCCGCGCAATGCAGATCGGCGACCTTCCAACCATTCCCGACTTTGACCGCGGCGAGTGGCGGTATCCGGCGCGCATCACGGCGGACGTTGGCCGGGAATCAAAAGCGCTGATCGAGGAGAACCTCTCCGGCCTGATTTCCAAGACTCAGATTGCCGCAGAGCGCGGTGAGGACCGCGACTTAGTGCGCTCGTTCATCCGGTCGGAGACGCTTGAACTGATCGAGGACGCGAAAGCGATTGTGGCGGCATCAGGCGGCGAGGTGGATCTCAAGCTCGCGCTGTTCATGCTTGAGAAGCGGTCACCAAACGCACCGATGGAGCCACCGGAGCCGGCTGCGAAGACTGAGGAGTAATTGACAGCGGCGCGGCAGGTATGCCCGCCGTAGAAGAAAAGGAACTCGTCACGTTCTCCGCTTTCGAGGGGAAGGTGGAAGGCAACACCATCAAAGGCGTCTCAATCATCCAGGAGGGGCCGGCTCTCGGCCACGGCGTGTGGGTGGATAAGAAGGCACTGGAGCAGGTGAAGAAACTCGCGTCGGCAAAAGGTCGGCTCAAGGCGAAGTGGAACCACTGGAGCGGATTAGAGGACACGGCCGGCTTCTACGAAAACTTCCGCATCAAGAACGGAAAGGTTCTGGCCGACCTGAGTCTTTTCGACTCACACACCGGCAAGGCTCACTTGCTCGAAATGATTTCCGAGATGCCGGCCGCGTTCGGCGTTTCCATCATGTTTCGCGGCGACGAGCCCGAGTACGACAAGGACAATGACAGATACAACACCCGCGTTCGGGAACTGTATTCCGCCGATTTTGTGGATACCCCGGCAGCGAACCGGGATGGAGTGTTTGAGGCGGAGATTGACAGCGGCGAGGATGATATGCCCGCAATTACCGTTGAGGCGTTCGACGCCTATAAAGCAGAAGCCACCAAGGCCCAAGCTGATGCCATCGCTGCTCTCCAATCGGAAATTGCGGCGCTGAAAACTGCTCTCGAAAAGCCGGCCGACCCGCCCGCCGCGCCGCCAGCGCCAGAACCTCCGAAGCCGGACGCTCTCTCCGCTGAAATCGCTGAGTTGAAAACGCTGGTGAAAGCACTCGCTGCCGCGCCTCCGACCAATCAACCGCCAGCGCCACTCAGCCCGCCAGACGAAGGCAACCCGAACGAGAAAACCCGCAAGGCTTTCGAGGCTCTCTCTCACTCCGACCGGAACGCCTTCATGGCGGCGGGCGGAAAAATCACCGCCTAACACCACTTTCACACCTAGACTCCAATGGCCAACACGCTCACACTGACCGGCTTTACCGAACTGCTTTTCGCGGCCCGCGACCAAGTCGCTGCCGAACCATGCGCCTTCCTCAACTCAGTCATGATGAACAGCGACTGGAATGGTGTTTCCATCAACGGCACCGTTTCCAGCTTCCGCACCGCGCAACCGACGCTTAACACCTCGTACACCCCGGCGATGTCGCTGCCGGCCGGTGACGACCAGACTATCACGATGGACACGGTGACGATTGGCCAAGTCGCCAACGTCAAAATCCCGTTCGTGGGTGAGACCTGGAAGCAAATCGAAAACACTGCCGGCCGCGAAGCCGTCAAGAACGACATGTTCGCCCAGGCGTTCCGGAAAATCCGCAACACCATCGAGGCGCACATCGGAACCACGATCTACAAGGGAGCCTCCCGCGCCACTGGTACGGCCGGCACCACCCCCTTTGCCTCTAATCACAACTCGGTAAACGCGGTTCGCCAGATCCTTCTGGACAACGGCGCCCCGGTTGAAGACGGAATGACCTCGCTTGTCATCAGCACCACGGCCGGCACCAACCTGCGCAACCTGTCGAACCTCTACAAGGTGAACGAAGGCGGCAATGAGGCGCTCCTCCGCCGCGGTGTCCTGCAAGACATCTCCGGAATCGCCATCAAGGAATCGGCCGGCGTCGCCAGCCACACCAAAGGCACCCTGGCAAGCTCGCCAACCTCCGCCTCGGCCGGCTTTGCGCTGGGCGCGACCGACATCACTCTTACCGCCTCAGTCGGCACCGGCACCATTGTGGCCGGTGACGCTCTGAGCATCGCGAACGACACGACCAACGTGTACGTTGTGAAGACCGGAGTGGCTGACGCCTCCACGGCCGCGACCCTCGTTCTCAATCAACCCGGTTTGCGCAAGGCCACTGGCGCCAGCACCCGCGCCCTCTCGCTCGCCGCCGACTACACCGCCAACGTGGCTTTCCACAAGAGCGCGGTTGAACTAGTGATGCGCCCGCCAGCCCTGCCTCCTGGCGGTGACATCGCCCAAGACCGGACCACGATGTACGACGAAAAGACCGGCCTCGTTTTCGAGGTGGCTCTCTACGGCGGCTACGGGATGAACGTCATCGACATCACGACTTTCTACCAGGCGAAAGTCTGGAAGCCTGAATACGTCGCCACCCTGCTCGGCTAATCACTTTTGGTTGCGTTCATAGCGAGGCCTGGCTGCGTGTGGTTGCGCGGCCCGGCCTTTTTCTTGCGAAACAATGAACTACGCTCAACGCAAAGCCCAAGCGCATAACCGCATCCGCTCGACGTTCGGAACGGACGAAACTGGAGCGCAACTGTACGTTTGGCACGCAGGTGCGCAGGTGACGGCGTACCAGAGCGGAGGCACGCGGGGCCGGAATGTGCTGGCTCAGATTCTGGTGAAGGACGACACACTCACGATCACCGCGACCAAGGCCGAGTTCACGACGGTTCCGGTTCCGGGCGCGGAGGTGAAGCTCGGGACAGCCTTAGCCACGGCGCGCACGCTCCGGATTGATTCGGTGCGGACGAAGCACGGACAACCTTGGTACGAGTTAGAACTACTCGACCCGAACCTTGCCACTACACCGGAATGAGTGTGTCCTTCACAGTTGACCAGCGCGGGCTTCAGCGGGCGATGACGAGTTATGCCGTGACGCGCCGCAAGAGTGACGCGGATGTGGTAAATAAGGCGATGCGGTACGTTCTGCCATTCGCCGCAAAGCGAGTCAGAGACAAGACACCTGGAGCCATCCGGATTCGCCGCGAACTGACGAATGGAGCGAAGCGAATCGGCCGCGGCAAGAAGGACCGTGATGCGCTCGCCAACACCGTCGCCGCCGCCATCATCGCCGGCCGGATACGGAAGAAGCAGCCCAATGCCGTTCTTCCACGCCGGAAGGATGCCGACGCCATCGACCTCGGCCGCATCAATGACTTCTACGAGAAGGTGCGGACGTTTGTAAACGCCAAGGTACGTTCCGCGAACTTCCTCCGCGCCGGCTTCATCCCAGCATTCCGGCAGTTCAGCGTTCCAAACCGCGGAGTGAACGGACAACAGCATTTCAAGGGCCGCTCGCGAGGCATCAAAGCCAAGCCATCGCTCGCCGGCATTGCAGAAGCCTTCGCCACCAACCAACGAGAGGGCGCATTCAAGATTGCGCCGAACGCATTCCGCCAAGCCGTCCGCGACACCCGCCGCCTATTCCTGAAATGGCTCCGCGAGGACGTGCGCCGCGACGCCATCCGCTCCGGATTCTACTGATGACAACCTACAACATCCACCCCGGCGACCGGCTTCAGCGCCGGATTGCACGCATCCTCACCGAAGACCTTCTGAACCTTGAGGCCTTTACCGGCTGTGTGGTGGTGGACGACCGCGTGGAGACAGAGCAAGCCATGCCGTGTCTCGTCGTCCGTATCAGCGAGAGCACGAACCAACCCACCGGAAGCGCACTCTGGCAGGTGACTGTCACGGTGCATCTGATGGAGGACCGGGCGGAGGCGAACAAGACCCTGGCCGGCGACGACCGTCCGCGGCATGAGATCCGCGCCGAGAACCTTTCGGCCCGGCTCTTTGCGGTGTGGGACGAGGAAAGTCTGGCGGATAGAGTCAACGCCATCAGCAACGGCCAGGGCGTCCACGTTCTGAAGGCTCACAGTCCGAACGTCGCGAACACGGGCGAGGTGGATTATCTCGGGACGGAATACAGCTTCACGATGCTGGCAGTCAGTACAGAGCAGTAAAGATTGACAGCGGGCGGGTTTGTATGCCCGCCGTCGCTGCAATCATTGAGCATGGGTCGATCCCGACCGCAAGTCTCACCGATGAGACTTCGCTTCTCGTCCAGTCCGTCACCATCGCCGGCTCCCGCGAGTCGAAGGAGTACATGAACGCCAGCGGGGCGGTTCAGGGTGTGGAGGAGCGCAATCCCAAGCTGACTTTCACCTTCGATGCGTACATCACCGAGTACAGCGGACTGGCGGCATACGAGCCAGGGCAGGAAGTGACTGCACTCGCCAACTTCAGCACGGCCCGCCTCGGCTTCTCACCCGGCGACGGCACCATGATTTTCCGCGACCCAAGCATCACCGAAACCAACGCGGAGGCCGCGAAGATTGGATTTACGGTGGTTCAACTGCCGTTCTGCGCATGAGCCACGCTTGGATTCGCTGCGATGACTTAGACATTGCGGCAGCGTTCGGGACGATTGGCGTTCCGATGAAGACAACGGTTCAAGTGCGTGCGGACAGCGGGCAAGAGTATGTGACGGTTTTCCTTCGGCCTGAGTCAGTGACGCGACCAGACCTCAAGACGGCGCATCTAATG